AGTGATACATTTTTTAATAATATCCATCAATGTAATAGTAGCTCCTTCATCTTTAAAGTCTATGTATTCTAAAGTAGATAAAGCCGATATACACTCTATATTCAATTCGAATAAATTGTTATCATAGTCCTGTGAATATAGTTCTGGTGTTATGAAGCCAGTCCAGATAACAGATCCAGCCTTTACCAAATTAACTTTAAATCTCTGGTATTGCGTACTAAATAGCTTCTGTAAGTAATCACTTCCAACTAATTTTAAAGTAGCTCCACTGAATCTAGTAGGATTGTATAAAAAATCTTCGTCATTTACATCTACTATGAATGGTGGTGTGCCACCTGTAAGTTCTACAGGTGTACCAGTTCCACCATCTTCTAGTATTTGTATAGTTAAGGCTTCTCCATCCACATTAGTAAATGGCACTGTATATATAAGGTTGTACATATTACTTGTATTTACTTGTCTTACTTGTTTGAGAATTAAGAACGCCTACCAAATCCCTGCCTTCGATTCTTAATTTAACCTCTCCACCAGCATTAACGGAAGTCCCACCTTTACCATCTAAAAGGTTAAACAGGTTCTTCTGCTGCCTGTTATTGAGAATCATTTCACCGCTGTTTACTCTGGCTATCATATTATCACCAATGAAGGAATTGCCTCCAATAATACCACCATCAGCAAACTTAGGAATAGAAGCCATTGCGGACATAATAGCAGATATAGCAGCAATAGCATTTATCCAACCTACTACAGGTGTCACAGCGGCACTACCTGCCGCCTCAGCCGCAGCTTTAGCGGTTAATGCTGTTGTAAGTGTAGTTAATGCTGGAAGTGCAGCAGCGACAGAGGATATGATATTAGTACTATAACTTAACCAAGCTGCCACCCCCTCACTAGTCAAATTGGTAACAGAACTCATAACAGAGCCTATAGCACTGATACTATCCACATAGTCTAAGTTATTTTGGATTGCATTTGTATCAATTCCTTTAACTACGATATTCCCCGCATCCAGATCAGATTTCACAGATCTTCCTGTAGGTTTACTAATATCCCCACCGACTAATAAAGGTGTTCCAGCTGCCCTTAATTGCATCATTCTAAGTTCGGTTTCTGCCTCTTTAATAGCTGCCATAAAACCAGCCCTCATACCATCAGATGTAGCATTAGACAGTTTACCCTTTAATACCTTTATCTTATTCTCCATTTCAATGATAGAACCAGAAGGAATAACAGGAACTACTGCGGTATTATTAGCCTTATCAGCAGAGCCTTCTTGTAAAGAAGCCTGTAGTTCTAATACCCTCTTATCAAAATCTGCAGCCTTCTTTCTTAGGTCGTAACTATATTCATAGTCTTTAAGCATTTGTGCCCTATCCTTATCATCATCATTATTAAGGATTCTCATCTTCTCTAGTTCGGCGTTCCTTGCTTTAAATAATGCTATCTGCTTAGTAATCTCTTTGTTCTCCGTCCTAATGGTACCACCACCATACATAGAAGAATAAGCGGTATAACTATATTGTTGACTCTCTAGCTCAGACAATCTTTTCTTATATTCATCTAATGCTTCTTTCTCTGGTCTGCTTGAAAAGTCATTGTTATATATGGATAGATATTTCTCTACATCTTTGGTAGTCCAACCATACCCCTTATATTGTGCCTCTAAAAACTTTATGAGTGTTTGGTCATTACCAGCGGACACATCTACAATATCTATTTTATAATTAGCCTTTAATGTCTGTAACTGCTCGAAAGCCTTCTTTCGTTCCTCTAGGCTCTTGGTCTTGTCCCTAATAATTGCTTCCAGTTCTGTAAACTGTGCCTCAAACCTCTTAGTATTGAAGTCCATAGTTAATTTAGCATCGGCTAGACTATCTCTTAAAGCACTAAGTTCCTTTAAACCTTTGATAGTGGAAAATAAACCATCTTGGAAGGCACTCCAATCACCATTACTAAGGGACTGGAAGAATACATCTATAGTACCCTTGCAGGCATTAACGGTATTATCCCATTCATCCCCTAAAGCCTGTGAACTGTGTACCCACTTGTTAAACGCCTCTCCAGCAGTCATAGCTATCCCTAAAGCACCAGCAAACTTACCTATGGTAGCTGTGATATTCCTGCCTGCCTGTTGGAACTGCTGTACTTGTTGTGTGGACTGCCTTATGTTATTATCGAATTGACTACTATTAAGAAGTAGTCTGGTTACTAAATCAGCCATATTTAATTATGTGTTATATATTGTTTAGCCTTCTCTCGTAATCTCTTAATATCCTCATTGCTAATAGATGTTTCCCCTGTAGTATCATCGTCCCAACTAAACTGCATTATATCTGTAGGCTTTAACTTCTTGGTGCTGTTACATTGCGCTATGACATAAGCCACCATTCTAGCCTGTTCCCAGCTATTCCTGTCCTTCTTGTGAAGATTGCTAATCAGTGGTTCTAACTCATACATCTGCATCTTGTCTAATACATATTCTGGGTCTAGTCCACCTTCTATTACTAAGGTAGAATATATCTCCTTAGTGGTTAGGGCTTTTTTTTAGCATCTGTATTATTAGTAATGAATAGCTGTTGCTTCTCCAGTTCCTTCTTTAAGAGGTTCTGAAACTCCAGCATAATACTCATATCCTCATCAATGGCATCTATCAGTTCGTCAAAGGTTAGTGAACTGTCTGGATTATTAGCCATTAAGATACAGTAGAAGAATAGATATTCATCTGTGATAGTCTTTAACTCAAAAGCCTTGCCTGTTATTTGTTCATAGATGAATAAGGCTCTAAGAGTATATTTCAGTTTGTAGTCTTGTCCTTTAATAGTCATATCAATAAGTATTTAAAATAAGAAAGCCTTTACACCTCCATAACCTAGAGATATAAAGGCTTTATAATTAAGCTGTGGCAGTCTTAGTAAGTGCTCCCACACCTTCAAAAGATGCTGTAAATGTTGCGTTATCTCCATTAGGCGCATTAGCCTCCAGTGCTGTAATAATAACATTACCCGAATAAATTCCAGTAGTAGCTGGCAACCATCCCCCTTCTGGTACTTCATCCTTCTTTGCTGAATAATCTTTCTCTAAACAGAATACAGCCTTAATAGGTGTTCTGGCTGTCAACTTATCGAATAACTGGTCAAATGTCACACCTTCACCATCATTAGAATAAAGGTTCTCGGTACTACAATTCCAGCTAATCTTTCTTGCAGCCTTAGCTACCCATTTACCACCGCTATCCTTAGAAGTGATTTCCACTGTTTCCACATTTATACTTAGTTTATGGCTGGTTGCAAATGCTATAGATTTGCCATCTATAAACAGCATCAAATCACCGCCATTAATTACTTGTCCTGCCATTTGTCTTTATGTTGAATGTAAGGTTCTGAATGAATGTATCTTCTATATAATCCTCATCTGCGTTTGTCATTCTAATATCCTGTATGTTAATACCAGAATAGTTACCCCTTTTACCCTGTAAGGCATCCTTTACCGAATCAGCTATTTCTATGCTTTCATTATACTTATCAGAAGCTATAGCTACTTCTACATAAGTATCTTCTTTATAGATAAACCTATCTTTACTATCAGATGGTTCTATACCTGTTCTTCTATAAACAATGAATGGAAATGTAGTACCTGTATCAGCAATTAAGGGATATATTTTATTTTGTACCCTGCCAGTAACATTAGCATCATTACTAAGCAGGTTATATATTGCTTTGCCTACTTGTAAACTCATTGTCTGTTTCTATTTGCTATTCTCTGAATTGACAGGCTTATAAGGTTATCCATATTATCAAAGATTTCTCTTTCCTTATTGGCTTTAGCTGTTCTAAAGAAATGTGCAGCATTGATACTACCTCTACTGGCTGGTACTCTCTGCCTTCTAATAGGACTCCGACCTCTAACAGAAGCACTATTATTACCAGTGGTTCTTCTAACTCTAGTACCCATTTCAAAGAACTTCAATCTAAAGTCACCCATAATATGTACTTTAGCTTCTGTCCTGTTTCGGTCAGCATTAGATTTAACCCCACTTACTAAGGTTCTACCATTCCACCAGTTTCTACTAGAAGCTTCCCTACCTAAAGTCTGTCTTAGTTGTCTTTTAGTTTCCGTTGTTAGAATACCAGCACCCTTTCTTAAAGCACTCCTATAGACCTGCCTTTGCTGTCTGCTTGTCAAATCAGCGAACATAGAAGTAACCTGTCTGGCATCTACCTCTATATTATTCATTTATCAATTCAGTTACTATGGTTATTGATTGCTTATATAATTCTCGGTTAATACTAAGAATCCTATACTTATTACCATTCCAAATAATTCGCATTTGTTCATTAACCTTGTGATATAACCTTATGGTAAAGGTAACTGTATAGCAGTGGATTATTTCATTATTCTGGTTCTGTCTGTTTCCAGTATTATATGTAACCTGTGCTCTGGTACTTATAACATCCTTCCAGTTTATACCATTAGCCCCATATACATCTTTAACTGTTACAGGCTCTTGTATGGTAATCGGATAATTTAGTAATCCTGCTCTCATTTTATTTCATAGTGTTTATAAAGTCCTATAAGGTATTCATAACTATAAGGCAGTTTAACTACTGTACCAAATGCTACTGGCTCTCTATTAGCATATAAGTTACCTATCATTAGTAACATAGCGTGAATTATAGCAGGTGGTAAATTACCACCTGTTTCTAATTCATCTAAAGCTATGTCTAAATGTTTAGATACTGAATCCTCTGCTACAGCTATTAAGTCCAGAATGTACATATCATCTGCCCTAAAATCCTCATCTACCAGCAGGTGTTTCTTAGCTTGTTCTAAAGTTATATACATAGCTTACTACTTATTAAATAGACTATAATTAGGCTTTAAGAACCTTCTTAACAAATGCTTCTGCTCTTCTAGGCTTGGCATCAAAGTAAGCATTGATAACAAGTCTTACTTTACCGTTAGCAGCCTGTGTATATGGGTCTACTGTTAAATCAATTCCACCCCATTGACCGATAACCAAATCAGCGAAATTACCGTAAACAATACCTTTACCTGCTACAGCAGAAGTACAAAGAACAGGATAGCCGTTTACCTCATTACCTTCCATAATGAAAGAATTTTGATTCTTTGCGGTGGACTTTAATACAGCCTTTGCAGAAGGTGAAACAATAAACTTAATATCACCTCTTACATTCTTCTCACCTAATGTAGCTTCCATATTTACAAAGTCTGTATAAGTAACAGCGGCAGTATCAGCAGTTACACCATTAAGCAAACCAGCAGGTTGTGTAGCAGAACCAGCAGCAGTACCCAAAATAGTAGCTTCCAACTTATTAGAAATAGCTGATACAATATCACGTTTCAACATTTCTTCTGCACTGTTAGAATCTTGAATTAAGAACTGCTTAGATACGTCGATATATGCAGTCAGTCTTTTAGGCTCTAGGTTTACTTCACTGAAAGTACCCGCACCATCAGAAGCAGCAGTCACTTCACCAGCCCAGCCTACATTTGAACCAGAATAAACAGGAATAGATACATTGCCTACTAAACCAGTCATATAAGAAGCACCTGCTTGTGCCAATACTAGACTAGCTCTCAATGGCTCTAAAATACCCAATTTATCTTCTGCTACATTCTCTTGCCCTGCTGTAGCTACAGTAGCTTGTATGTTTGCTCTTTCTTCAATAGGAAGTACAATCTGTCCGCTATAAGACTGACCAGCCTTTCTCATTTCAGAGATACCAGCAGTTACCACTTCCTGTGCCCTCTCATCTAATTGTCTGTTATTGGCTACATCATTGATAGCCTTTAAAAGTGAAAACTTTTCCTTCATAGTATTAGTTGTATGTGTTGTTTGTTTAAGGTTATCTTCCTCTATCTTTCTAATCTGAATATCTATATCTGCTACTTCCTTGGTAAGTGTATCAAATTCTACCTGCTCTCCTGCATTTAGCTTTCTTACTTCCTTCTCAGCACCAGATATAATTTCCTCTGCTCTCTTTTTAAGCAGTTCCTTCTTGTCCAGTAGTTCTAAGGTGTTCATTAGTTTAATTTACTCCTAAGTCTAGCGAAGTAATCTTTTAAATCCTCGCTCTCTAAATCCTGCATCTTTCTTAATGCTACAGATGTATCTGGATATGCTTCCTTATATACAGGTGATACATCGAATAATTTTTTGAAGCTATTGATAGTTCTTAAATAACTACCATCTTCCTTCTTAGTCCAAGTATCTTTACCGATAGTAAAGGCAAATGAAGAAGTACTAATATCACCCCTTCTAAGACCTTCTAACAGTTCATCACCTAAAGCAGTGTTAGGTGCTTCAAACCTGTATTTAAGTCCAGTATCATCTATAGTTAATTCTAGGCTTCCAGTACCATATTTAGACCTAGCTAATATACCTCTATCCTCATTGTGATTAAGTAAACATAGTATATCAGACTTTTCTAAAATACCTTCTAAGGCTGTAGGTTCTATTACTTCAGTAAAGCCACCTAAATCCCTAGACTGCTTACCGAATACTAAAGCATAGCCTTCTACTGTTCTGGAATCCATCTTTACGATTTTATTACAGTTTCTTAGTTCTCTCATCGTGTTATTATTATTCTAATAGAATCCAACCTTTATTATTAACCCTAGCCTGTAGTGCTTCCACTTGTTCCTGTAATAGCTTGTTCTGTTCCTCTAAAGACGTGATATATTGCCTTAGTGTTGAATCATCATAGTTGCTAAGTCCAGCCAATTTCTGCTTCTCTGGATTGGTGTAATCATTAGTAGACAAACCTTTGCCAGATACTTTATCCACCTTGTTGGCTACAGTGGCTTTTAAAGCGGAATCATTATATATAGTATCAGTAAACTTGGCATCAGCAGGTACATCACATTCCACTGTATGTCCGTTTACAGTATCTGCATTACCACCGTCAGCGGGTACTGTAACTGGTATTGAATCCTTGATACCTTGCAATTCTAGTTGTAAGTCTGTCTGCTTAGTAATATCACCTTCTACAGTTCCCCATACAGCATTAACAGTACTACCAATCTTGGCACTGATTCTATCCAGTTCTAATACTCCTTCTTTAGTTGCTCTCTGTAGTTCCATTACTTCAAATAATAATTAGTCTGCCCTTTAACTACCTCGTCATAATAAGCATCATTGAACATAGCATTAGGACTTTTAAAGCTGTAGCTGTAATAGATTAGTCCAGATTGTAGCTTATCTAGGTCAGATGAATTAATAACCGCCTTATCTATTCTATCCTCCTCAATTATACCAGTCAAATCACCATCCTTAAAACTACATTCTATAAACTCTGCTGGGTTTGTGGTGTAAAGTCTTAGTATAAATTCAGAAGTGTTTCTTACCCTAAAGGGAATACCGTCCTTATCTTCCAACTTAATATTAAATACTAAGTCAGTCCCCTTGTAAATTGTCTGTATCATTGTCTATTGCGTTATTGGTGGGTATATTGTTAGCAGCGTTCTTTAGTTCCATAAGGTTTACTTGTACAAAGTGGGAATCACCACCATCTACAGCAGGTAAATCCAACTGCTTTCTAATCTCATTGGCACTAACCACACCGATATTAAATAGTGTATTGTAGTAGTTTGCTAAAGATTGTTTGTCAGCCCTAAGTAATACAGATGTATCAAATCTTACATCTATATTATTCCTTTCAGAAGGCTTATATAGCTTACGCTCAAACTCCAATTCGATCTTCTCTAGTAATGGTGACAATGTATCAGTAAGGAAAGCTAACTGGGTAGCCTCAACAGTACTATAGCTGCTCTTAGATAAGTCAAATGCCTTTACAGGTGATACCCCGAAGAACCTGCATATATCAATTACATTAAACTGTCTGGTTTCTAATAGCTGTGCATCAGCGGGATTCACTGTAATAGGCTGGAAGTCCATATTTCCTTCTAATACAGCCACTCCATTAGGTGTACCAGTAGTGGGGCTGAATGCTGTCTGCCAGCTAGTTTTTAAATCTACCTTCTGCTTACCAGTTAAAGTAGATTGTACCTTTAAGATTCCAGCCAAATTAGCACCTCCTTTAAAGAATCCTTGTGCGTGTGATTCTGAATCTGTAGCCAGTCCTAAAGTCTGTTTGGCGTGTTCTAAAGTGCTTATACCTGTAATACCATTATAACTAAAGTTCAGTATATGAATCATATTACAAGGCTCTACAAGTCCTTTAATACCTACAACATTATATCTAATTCCGTCCTTCTGTTCAGTAATAGTAACATAATCTGGCTGTAAATAATGAAGTGCCATTGCGTCTCCTTTAGTATCTCTTTCTATATAAGCATATCCATTACCTTTAAGTAGTGTACTTACTATCAAAGTCTTTATAAAAGTAAACCTACTCATCTTCTGATTAGGTTCTTTGTTCAGTAAATAATAGGTAGGATGCTTAATAAATTTCTCCTTATAACCAGAATCATTAATGTAGTATGGCTCTAATGGTAATTGTGCCACTGCGTCACTAATAACATCCACGCATCTGTAAACAGTACTAAGAAGCATAGCCTTATTAGTAGTGTAGCCACCATTCATATTATACATCAATGAATCACAGAATAACCCTCTGGTTTCCTGCGCTGGTTCTTTCTTTTTAAACCAATTAGTAAAAAGTCCCATTATATTGTAATTATTTCATTGCTAAATCTAGGATTCCGCAAATACATACCTAAAGCCTGTATCATTGCTATAGTTCCATCTATCTTCTTCTTGTCTACTGCCTTATTCGGTTTAACATTACCATTATGATCAGACTTCAAAGTAACATTTCTAAAGCAGTACCTATTTATTTCATTGTTATCAATAACTGCCTTACCAGATAGTATTAGCCTTTCCAGTTCTCTAGTAGGCATATTAAAGTTACCTAGTGTTTGTGGATATTCTTCTAATGGTAGTCCCTGCTCTGTAGAATCTATAGCCCATTGTGTAGCATTATACTTGTCATATCCTACAGACTGGATATTAACTACATCAGCATATCCAAGCATATCAGTAGTTATATAGTCATAATCAGTAACATTACCGCTGGTAACAGTAAGATACCCCTGCTGCTTCCAGTATTTGTAAAGTTCCTTATCTGCCTTATCCTTTAATGCTGATTCTGGAAGATAGTAATGTGTCTTAAAGTAGTAAGTACCATCCTGTACTACTAAGTAAGCTACAGCAGTTAAATCTGAAGTAGCAGCCAAATCCACACCTACATAGCAATCCATACCAACAAACTTATTAAGGTCTACTTCCTGACTGCACTTAATAATATAGTCCTCTGGTAGCCACACATTAGAACTGTCACACCATAAATTCAAAGTCTTAGTTTTAACTCCGACTTCATCAGCAGGGTTGTTTATTGCCTGTTGTACCTGTCCTCTAATGTATTTGGAAGTAACTGTAATATCTAAGTTTGGCGCACATTTAACCCAGTTCTTTTCATCTCTCCAATCATCATCAGCATCTAAAGAATAGATAGCTATAAACATTTCATCATCTACCTTTAAGCCATTAAGCACTTCTATAGCTACGGTTCTTAATTGGTAACAGGGTAAAGTTTTATCGAAGCCAGCAGTAGTAATAGTACATAAGTGTGGATTCATTCTCATCCCCATACTGGACTTAATAACATCACGTACTTTACTATTCTTAGCAGCGTGATATTCATCCAATAAACCAAAGCTGGCATTAAATCCATCCAGCTTACTATCATCAGCAGCCAATACTTTCAACTTGGAATTAGTAAGGTTAAACAGAATATCAGCTCTATAGGCTGTAAGATACTTGCCTTTAGAATCCAATCCCTTACTAAACTTGCTACACATATCAAAGGCTATCTTAGCCTGCTCTTTACTATTAGCAGCCAGTAATACTTCTGCACCATCTTCACCATCAGCTATTAAATAATACAAGCATAAAGCAGCAGCTAAAGCTGTCTTACCCTGCTTCCTACTTACTTCTATATAGCTACTAGTATATCTTCTGGTAGTAGTTCCCTTCCAGTAGAATCCAACTATATTAGCTATTATAAACTGCTGCCATCCTTCTAAGGTGAATGGTTTACCAGAATGTCTACCTGTATAATGCTTCAATGTGCTAATGAACAGAATGGCTCTATCTACCTTATCTTCTCTAAACTCTAAATCATCCCTTTTAAGGTCATTCTGGAATCTCTTACAAGCCAGCTTAATAGTCTCACCAGCTATTATTTCACCATTAAGAACCTTACTACAGTAATCATAGTAAAGTTTGGTATTCATTATCTAACTTCCTTTCCTTCCTTTATAAATTGCTCAAACGGGCTATATCCGTCCTGCTCTACTTTAGGCAATTTAGTTCTAGCTTTAGCTGTTAGTCCGAACTCCAGCATAACTTTCATAGCTTGTGTTTGTGCATCTTTAGCAATCTTAATAGCTGGGTGCGGTGCTATGTTACCTCTATCACTGGTAACAGTCAAACCTTCATCTTCTAACTGTTTGGATGCCTTAATGAACATACTGTAGTTTCTAGCCAGCATCGTTAAAGCTGCACTATCCACATTCTCTAACATACCAGTACTATCTAGCTGTTCTAGTACATTCTGCATATATACCTTAGCATCCTTTTCAATGTCTTTTGGAATAGTGTAATTTATCATATTATAGTCTATTTAATTTTTATAATTTATAGAGCTATGTAATGGCTTTAATTGGCTTATAATCACTATAATACAATTATTAAAGAATGTGAATTGTTTATTTGGAAGTCTGTTAAGGTATTAGTAAATTTGTAATACAATTAAAGGCTAAACTATGGAAAGAAGAAGTAATTACCCAATAGAAATTAAAGCTAAAATAGACTTGAATACAGACCTACTGCTAACAGAACTACAGCAATTACTAGGTAAAGACAGGTCTAAACTACTAAGATTGATATTAGCAGATTTCTTTAATAGAAATATTGATATTATAGATGAACATACTAACAGCAAATCAGATAAAGCGACACTAATAGAAGCCATACTAAAAGACTTCTTCGATTACAATAGAGAAACTATTAACCAATACATTAAATTCAAAAATGATAAGACCACCTAAATCAGTCCTTCTACAGTATGTTTATGATTACGGACTAGACAAAGCAGCAGCATTATTTCACATTGATATAGAAACAGCAGATAAGATAATTAACTGGAAGCCACAATATGACCAGTACAGCTACAATACAGTAATAGATAAACCACTTCATAAGAATGCTTCTAAGATAGCTGATATAATAGCTAAGCACTATCCAGAATTAGTAAAGCAATACACCACATACTATAAAGATACTATCTATATGTCCCAAACTGTAGAAGATTTCCTACAGAAAGCAGTAATAAGATGTATGGAAGTAGGACTGGAAGATGTAACAGAAGAATCTGTATTAAAACTACTAAGAGTGCAATTCAATACTATAAGATGCTATGCTAAGAAGTCCAGCTATACAATGAATAGTAAATTAGCATCATTAGAGGTACAGAATGAAGAAGGTGAATACATAATACCAGCAGAACTATATGCCATACCTAAAGAAACCGAATAAGCAACTTCCCAGAACATTTAACAGGGAAGAAAGACAGAAGATATACCAATCTACCAAATGGAAAGAATTAAGGCTAGCTAAGCTAATGCAACAGCCATTATGTGAACTCTGTTTAGCCAAAGATATTATTAAACCAGCAGAAGATATTCACCACATAGATTCCTTTATGAACTATACTGGCACTAAAAGACTATCTAAAGCATTTGACTTTAACAACCTTATGTCTATCTGTAAAGAGTGCCACGCTAAAGAACATCACTAGATTTTTTTAGAATGGAACATATGTAAAGCCTTTATTTATATATTCAGATTTATCTAAATAGTTTAAATTATTATAATCATCACAGAGAATTAGTTTGTCAGAAGTTTCAGCTACAATCTTGCCAATTGTTAGATTGTTTTTAGATACATACATTCCAAGTGGAATGCCTTCACCATTGGGTAACATAACCTCCTTGTTCCTGTGTATAAGCTTAGCATATTCCAATGAACTTATTTTCTTCTGCAAATCGTTAATAGCATTAAGAATTAAATTTGAATCTTTGGATAAAGTTACCTTATCTGGTAAAGTAGCGGGCTTATCAATTGACAATAGCTGCAATAAAGAATTTACATCTTTATCATTTGTCTCATAAGTCTCTTTAATACATTTAGCCATTTCTGGTATAGCCTTCTTGACCTCATCTATCCTTAGGTTCTCATTATAATGTAAAGTCCTAATACCAGCTATATCAAATGGCATAGTAGTTTTAATATCCTTAATTAAGACAGTCTTTAAATTAAATGCCTGTCTAATACCAAGTTCATAAAACACATTGGGATTCCTAGAACTTAAATCACATATAGCCATATCTGATTCTAGTATCTGTTTTAATATGTCCACCACAATAAAGTTTGCTTTGGATGTATCATCGGCTCGCATAGGTTCAAATCCTGCCTCTATCACGGCTGGCTTAACTAGATGTTCATAAACTCTAGTAAAATGTCCTTTATCATAGCCTTCTGCATCACTAATAGGCATTATCACAAAGCATTTCTTCTTATCCTCCGACATAGCCATATAGATTAAATAATATACAAATATAGATAACCTCTATCAATTATCAAACACCCTAAGCAATGAATATCAAATTAAGCATACCTATACTACAATCTCTTACTAACAATGAAGCATTTACTTACTTCTGCACTCTAGTAGCCATTAGTAAGAATCAGGATAGTACTATTAAAGATATAGTAAGAATAACAGGTGTTAGTGAAACTACCATCTTCACCCATCTAAAGAAGTTTGAGGAAGTAGCCAACCTAACAATAGATAGAACTGGATGCAGTAATAAGTATAGCTATACAGAACCTACCAAGTTCTTTGTAACCATAGATAGTAGCCTATTAGATACAGATGTAGATAGGAATGTAATAGGTTTCCTCATCCGATTCAAATGCTGGTCTAGAATAGCATCCAATATTGTAGACCTATCTCTGAATAGAATAGTTCACGAAATAGGGGTACAACATAATACAGTATATTCAGCTTTAGAAGCGGGTCTAGTGGAAAGGAGTGATAAGAAACTTTACTTTAAGTTCATTCATCCATCACTTTGCGTACTGTAATACAAGAATATAGCTGTTATAGCACCCTTAATATAAATTTTAAAATTTGTTGTAATTAATTTGCATATGTCAAAATCTTTCACTATCTTGTGTATTACAATAAATGAAGGAAACTATCATACTGAAACATAGATTTTAATTCGATTATCTAAGTGGACTGGCTAGCTGATTAGCCAGTTCTTCCACTTAATTCACTTCTAAGAATCACAAAGTTATTACCATAAGTACCTTTTGAGCATATTTTAGGTACTGATTGTTAATTATTCATCATAATTTTAAGTTTGGGTTAGTTAAGCGTAGAATAGTAAGCGTAGTGATACGCTTATTATTTTATTTCAAGTGTGACAAATTTTGGTAATGAAACCTCAATCTTCTATAGAAAGAATACCCAAAAATGTCACACCCCATAATTCAAACTACAGATGCTTCTAAACTCCAGATTTTGAACTGAATAACTAAACAAATAATTTGCAATTATGACAAATGTTATTATTACTAAAGAGTACAAGTATTTAGGTGAATATCCATTATTCAAAGAGGATGGATTACCAGTAGGATATTTAATAGATAAAGGTAAAGTAGGATGCGGTGGAACATCTATAGCTTTAGAAGATGGTAAAGATACTATTATATGTGTTCCCTTTGTATCACTAATTAAGAATAAGATGCAGAAATATAATACAGATGGTAAGGTTAATGTACTAGGTGTTTATGAAGGTGTTACTACATACGAGATTAAAGAGTATCTGAATACTAAGAAAGGTGCTAAAAAGATTATGTGTACTTATGATAGTTTAGCTAAAGTTGCTGGTATTACTGGTTATAACTTCTTCTTACTAATAGATGAACTACACCTGTTATTTATTCAGTATGTATTTAGGAACAAGGCTGTAAGGACTGTACTAGACGAATATACTAAATTCAAAGAATGGTCATTCTTAACAGCTACCCCTATTGAATATGATTTAATGCTGGAAGAACTAAAGGATATTCCGACCTTTAAGATAGACTGGGAAGATAAGACCGAAGTAAAGGTAAATGCAGTACAATGTAAGTATGTAGGTGCTACAGTGAAGAAAGTTATCAATGACTTCTTAGAAGGTAAAGTATTCGGTAATGCTCACTTCTTTGTAAACTCGGTGGAATTTATAGCCACTATGATTAAGAACTGTAACCTTACTAATGAGAATACCAGAATCATCTTTAGTAAGAATAATGAAACCTATAAGCATACTTGTCAAGGTGTTACCAATGGTGAAACTACTGATCCTGTGAAGAAGATAAACTTCTATACTTCCACCTGTTTTGAAGGCTGTGATTTATTTGATACAGAAGGTAAAATTTATATTATCTCTGAAAGTAGTAAAGCGCAAACCTTAATGGATATTAGTACACAGGTAAGACAGATAGTAGGTAGAATTAGAGATACCCAGTATGCAGATTCTATCACACATCTTTATAAAGCTACCAGATACAATACAGACCTTACTTATGAAGAATACAAGCAGGTTGTTCTGGAAGAAGAACAGAAAGCTAAATCGTATACTACTAAGGTTAATAGTGATAAGGAAATTAAGGAAGGAACTAAAGAAAGCATCTATCATTACATTTGGAAGGATGAAGATACTGGTGAATTTATATTTGATCCTAATAGGATGAAGCTGGATATTTATAACTTCAAGGTACTTAACCATACATACAGTTTACAGGTTAATTTAAGCACTGAATATAATAAGGCTGGTATGGCTGTAGGATGCAGTACAGATAAGACTTCTGATAAGCTATTAAAGAATGATTCAGCCAGAACTACCTTTAAGGATGCTATAGAAGAATATGATTCTATAATGCAAAGAAAGGAAGGTATGGTATTCAGTCTTACAGATGGTGACAGATTAGCCTTATTGAAGAAGAAGTATAGCTATATCAAAGATGCTTATGAACTATTAGGTATGGAACAGATTAGGGAACTTAAATATCATACTTCACATATTCAAAGACTTCTTATTAGTATCTCTGAAAAGATGGATAATAATGCTAAGGTAGCTAAGTTACTGCTTACTATTCCTGCATTTAGAATCGGTGAATTCTTGAGTTCAAGTTATAAATGCAACTTTTTGGTACAGGATTAATAGCTGCATAAG